CCTGCCTTCCCCTCCCCAACACGATCGGTAATCCACCAAGACAGTCCGTTTACGACCCGACCTGAGCCAGATCAGTCCTGATGCCAGCCAAAGGATCACGAGCGTTACGAGGGGCAACTGAGCCTAGGCTTCACAGCCCTTATTTAAAGGGCGCTTCTAAGGTTGCAGATGTAATTGAGTTATCAGAACTAATCAAAATGCCCTTGCTCCCATGGCAGAAGTTTGTGCTAACTGACATGCTCCGCGTTGATAAGAAGGGCAACTGGATACGCAAGACGAACCTGCTATTGGTAGCCCGGCAGAATGGTAAGACCCATCTAACTCGTATGCTTATCTTGGCTCACCTTCTAAAGTGGGAGTCTAAGAACATCATCATCGCCTCATCTAATCGCTCGATGGCACTTGATACCTTCCGACAGGTAGCCCATGTATTCGAAAATAACGAGAACCTTATGGCGCTGGTCAAGCAGATCCGTTATGCCAACGGTACTGAGTCGATCGAGATGAAAGACGGTCGCAGACTTGATGTAGTAGCAGCAACTAGAGATGGCGCTCGCGGTAGATCAGCAGATGCGCTATTCCTCGATGAAGTTCGAGAGTGGTCAGAGGAAGGTTATCGAGCTGCGATGCCGGTAACTAGAGCCAGACCTAATGCTCATACCTTCCTGACTTCTAACGCTGGAGATGCTTTTAGCGTAGTTCTAAACGGATTAAGAGAACGCGCACTTGATAACCCACCTAAGACTTTCGGCTATTACGAATACTCTGCGCCTCAGTATTGCAAGATAGATGATCCTAAATCTTGGGCGCTGGCTAATCCTGCGCTTGGTTATCTCGTAACTAAAGAGACCTTGGCTGAGTCGGTAGCGACTTCGCCTATCGAAAATACTCGCACAGAGTTGTTATGCCAATGGATCGACTCCCTAAGTTCACCTTGGCCGCATGGCATTCTGGAGGACACCAGCGATAACAGCCTGACTATTCCGCCGGGCGGATACACAGTCTTTGGCTTCGATGTCTCACCTTCGAGGCGTAATGCTTCTCTCGTTGCTGGTCAGATATTGCCAGACGGTCGCATCGGAGTCGGCATCTTGCAGACTTGGGAGAGCGCTGTCTCAGTTGACGATCTGAAAATAGCAGCCGATATTAAAGGCTGGTCAGATAACTATCGACCTCGCCAAATCTGCTTCGACAAGTACACAGCCCAGAGCATCGCGGATAAGTTAACTAATGCTGGTTGTATGACTCAGGATATTAGCGGCGCATCGTTCTATCAGGCTTGCGGAGACTTGCTCGATGGCTTGGTTAACCTTCGCGTGGTTCATTCTGGTCAGGCTAACTGGATACAGCAGATGAATAACTGTGCAGCTAAGGTTAACGACTCTGCTTGGCGTATCGTTAAAAGAAAATCTGCTGGCGATGTCTCTGGCGCTATCGCAACCGCCATGGTTGTGCATATGCTTTACAAACCACAACAGGTAGCGGCTATCTACGCAGAATGACCTACATGTAGTGTATAATTGCCCTCTATGGGTCTATTCGATCGTAAGCCAAAAGTGTTAGAAGCACAAGCAGCGCCGCAGATTATGGGCGATGCCTTCTATGCATCAAATTACTATTACAGCCCTTCAGTTACTCGCCATGCAGCGATGAGCGTTCCGACAGTTAAACGATGCCGGGATCTGCTCTGTACGGTAGGCACTATTCCTCTGGAATACAAAAAGGCATCTACTGGTGAGGAAATCCCAGCGCCTCGATGGGTAAAGCAACTTTCAAAGCACCAACCACAATTTGTAACTATCAGTTACTTGGTTGATAGCCTTCTATTCTTTGGTCAAGCCTTCCTCGAAATTACCGAGACCTATCAAGAGGATAATCGCGGTGCAGTCTTTGAGTGGGTCGCTAACACTCGCGTAACTACTGAGGTTGATCCCTACGGTCAATTCGTTACTGCTTATCTAGTCGATGGCAAGCCTCGCCCTATGTCTGGTCTCGGCTCGCTCGTTACGATCCAGTCATTCAATGAAGGTATCTTGACTACTGGCGCTCGCACAATTCAAGCGGCGATCGACATTCAACGCGCAGCGCAGGTTGCAGCATCTACTCCAATGCCATCAGGTTATTTAAAGAATACCGGCGCAGACCTTCCACCTACAGAAGTTGCGGGTTTACTAGCTGCTTGGAAGTCAGCCCGACAGAACCGCGCTACTGCTTATCTAACTTCTACTTTGGAATACTCTCCAGTCTCATTCTCACCTAAAGATATGCTCTATAACGAAGCGATCCAAAACCTAGCGACTGAGATTAGCCGCCTATGCGGTATCCCAAGTTACTATGTATCAGCAGATCAAAACACCTCGATGACTTATGCAAATATCCTAGACGAGCGCAAGCAACTCGTTGCTCTAGCGTTCCAGCCGTACATATCCGCGATCGAACAGCGACTATCTATGGACGATATTTCAACGGCTGGACACTATGTAAAGTTCGATCTTGACTCCTCATTCCTTCGCGTTGAACCAATGCAGCGTTTATTGGTTCTAGAAAAGATGCTCTCACTAGGTTTAATTACTACAGAGCAAGCGATGGAAATGGAAGATTTAACACCTAACGGAAGTGATGACTAATGGAAACCTTATACATCGAAGCAGGATCTATTGCGTGCAGCGAGGAACGCCGCGAAATCTCAGGCAAGATCGTTCCTATGGGAACTGGCGAAGTAGGCAACACTAGCCTCGGCGCTTATACATTCGCAGCAGGATCTATCGAGATCGCTGATGTATCTAAGATCAAGTTGCTATCGCAACACGATATGAAAAAGCCTGTTGGCCGCATGATCGCAGCAGAAACACGCGAGGACGGCATCTACGCTACTTTCAAACTCTCACGCTCTACTGGCGGTAACGATGCTCTCGTTATGGCTAGCGAAGGACTCGTTGCCGGGTTATCTATCGGCGCAGAGATCATCTCATCAAAGCCATCACGCGATGGATACACAGTCGTAACTGCGGCTAAATTAAAAGAAGTTTCTCTAGTAACTGAACCAGCCTTTAAGTCTGCGGAAGTTCTAGAGATCGCAGCAGAGGAAACACCTACTGCCGATGAAGTAACCCTACCTACAGAAAGCGAGACTGAAGTGGAAACCACACCAGTTGAAGCAACACCAGTAGAGGCCGCGGCTGTAGAAGCTGCTGCACCTACAATTAAGGCGATGGCATACACAAAGCCTCGCATCGATACAAACCCAGCAGCATTCTTAGAGAACGCTGTACGCGCATCACTAGGTGATGAGAATGCTCGTCAGTACCTAGCAGCAGCATCAGATACAGATACAACAGATGTCGCAGGTCTTGTACCAACACGTCAACTCACAGAGATCATCAACAACAAGTCAACTTCAGGTCGTCCAAGCATTGAAGCGATTTCCGCGGGGACGCTTCCTGACGCAGGTTTCAAATTCCAGATCCCTCGCGTTAAGGCAGTACCAACAGTTGCAGAAACAGCAGAAAAGGCAGCATTCTCAGATACTCAGGTTGAAATTGAGTACCTAGATGTGGACGTCAAAAAGTACGCCGGCATGCAACTATTCGATGTTGAGGTTCTCGACAGAACTTCTCCTGCGTTCTTTGCTGAATTGCAAAGCCTCATGGCAGATGCTTACGCTAAGGCAACAAATGTTGCAGTACGCACAGCAATTCAGACTGGCGCATCAGCAGATGGCACAGCAATTACACTTCCTTGGGACGGCGCTGAAATGGCTGGCTTTATTGCTCGCGCTTCAGACTCTATCTACACAAACACACTTCGCTTTGCACAAAGCGTAATCGTTTCACCTACACAATGGTCAAACATAATGGGAATGGTTGACGGACAAAACCGCCCACTATTCATCGCATCACAGCCACAAAACGCAGCAGGTTCAGTATCACAGTCTCTACGCGGATCACTTCTTGGTCTCGAACTCTATGTTGACTACTCACTAACTGGCGTAGCAGATGGTTCGATCATTGTAGTTAACCGCGACTCATACACTTGGTACGAGTCTCCACGCCTACAGCTTCGCGCTGATAAGGTCGGTACAGGTCAGGTTGAAGTTGGATACTACGGATACGGTGCTATCGCCACTAAGGCAGCAGCAGGCGCATTCAAGTTCAATAACGCAGCCTAATCAAGTAACACACTAAGTCGCTGGAGGGGTAATGCCCTTTTACCCCTCCAGTCTTTAGAAAGAGGATTAAATGTCATACACAACAGTTGCAGAGTTACGCACCGCCCTTGGCGTTGGCACTCTCTACGCTGACGCGACCCTACAGTCCGTCTGCGATGCTGCTGATAATGTGTTGATCCCTTTTCTATGGGCTAATACGACTCCAATTATCGGGCATAGTAATACAACCAATACCGGCACTTCTTATTTTGAGATGCCTGTAGATGATGTATTTTATGTAGGACAGGTTCTAAACATCACAGGCTGCGGAGCAAAGCACAACGGTAACAAGACTTTAACTTCCGTTAGCGGTCGTGAGGTAAGTTACGCGATCACAGGCAATAACAATGTGCCAGCGCCTTATCACCCAATTAACCCTTTTGGCTCAGCAGCCGCAGACACCTATGTGGACTATGCAACGATCCCAGCGATCCAAGAAGCAAGCCTCATGATCTCGATCGACATCTGGCAAAGCCGCCAAGCACCATCGAGCGGCGGAGTTACAGTCGATGGATATGCACCAAGCCCTTACAGAATGGGCAACACTTTACTTGCTCGCGTTCGTGGATTACTAGCACCTTACTTAGCGCCCGGCTCGATGGTTGGCTAACCATGGCAGCGATCTCAACCCTTCGCGCAACTATTGCAGCAGCGCTAGTCGATAACACTAAATACTCAGTATTCTCATTCCCACCAGCAACGCCTATCGTTAACAGCGTAGTGATCAGCCCATCTGATCCTTACATCACCCCAACTAATAATGGCCGCAATACTGTCGCGCCACTTGCTAACTTTAATCTTAATATATTCGTACCGCTTCTCGATAACGAGGGCAACCTAAATGGAATTGAGGATCTGCTAGTTGCTGTCTTTAACAAACTAGCTGCTTCCTCGATCGTCTATAATGTGGGAGATGTGAGCGCACCTAGCGTTCTCAATGCTGCATCAGGCGATCTACTGACTTGCTCTCTGCAAGTCTCAGTCCTAACGAGTTGGAGTTAAAATGACCCTTGAACAATGGGAAAAAGACAACGCAGCGTTCCTGATCAAGATAGGTCAGATCGCGCCAGCAGCACCTAAACCAGCAACTAAGAAAGATGAGGAATAACCGATGGCAGTATATCTAAGCAACGGAGTGGTTCTTACTGTAAATGCGGTAGACCTCTCAACTCTAGTAAGCGCAGTTACAATTAACCGATCATTCGATGAACTCGAAGTTACAGCGATGGGAGACTCAGGACATAAGTTCGTTAAGGGTCTTGAAGCATCATCTATTACTATCGACTTCTTTAACGATGAAGCAACAGCAAAGACACTTCAGACACTTCAGGCTGTATGGGGTACAAGCACAACTGTTACGGTAAAGCAGACTTCAGCGACAGTATCAGCGACTAACCCACTTTACACAATGTCTTGCTTAGTCAATAACATCACACCAGTTAACGGCGCAGTTGGAGATATTTCAACTCAGTCAGTTACTTGGAATGTTAACGGCACTATCGCAGTTACAACCGCACCATAATTAACTAAACTAAGGGGCAAAGCATGGCAAAACTAAAGGTAACAAGGGCAGACGGAAGCGTTAACGAGTACCAGATCACTCCGGCGATCGAGTACGCCTTCGAGCAATTCAAAGGCAAGGGCTTCCATAAAGCCTTTAGAGATGACGAAAAGCAGAGCGATGTTTACTGGCTTTGCTGGGAGTCTATTCGTAGGTCGGGTGAAACCGTTAAACCCTTCGGAGAAGCGTTCTTGGAAACTTTGGCTAAGGTCGAAGTTCTCGATGACGACCCTTTGGAGTAACGCGGGAGTCCTTCACCTATCTCGTAGCGAGACTATCGCTAGAGACTGGACTCTCGCCTCAGACTTTAATTGAACTAGATCACACGATGTTTAGGACTTTACTTCAAGCCCTAAAGGACAGAGCGAAGGAGCAGAGCGATGCCAGTCGAACTAAAAGGCGCAGATAAACTCCGCAAAGCCCTTCGTGAGTTTGAACCTGATCTAGCCAAGGCAACTACTAAACAAATGGCAGCCGCGCTCAAGCCTATTACTAATAAGGCTCGCGGTTATATGCCGTCTAATACTGCCATGCTATCTGGCTGGACTTCTGCTGCTTCGTCAGCAGATACCGCTAAGTACCGCATGTTTCCTAAGTACGATCAGTCAGAAGCCAAGCGCGGAGTTAAATACTCGACCAGCCCTTCTAAGCCTAATAAGCGCGGCTTCGTATCTCTAGCGCGGATTATTAACTCGTCAGCCGGCGGAGCGATCTACGAGACCGCAGGTCGCAAGAACCCAGACGGTCAACCAACCTTCACTCGCACTAAGTTCACACCTGCCTCGTATCGTGAGGAAGGCCGCGGATATAACAAGTCGCTTAACCCTAACGCTGGTAAGCAGTTCTTAGATCGAGCAAACTCCACAGGTGAACTGGTCAACGCTCGACCACGCCAGCAAGGCCAAGCAGGTCGATCAACTCGCAAGATGACAGGCCGCGCCATATTTAGAGCATTCGCAGAGGATCAAGGCAAAGTAACAGCTGCGATAGTTAAAGCCATCGGCAGTTCTGCCATTGAGTTTAAAGCAAAGACTAAGGTGAAATAATGGCCGATCTAAAGATAGATATTGCTTCGGTATTCTCTGGCAAGAAAGCCTTTCAAGATGCCGCTAAGTCAACTATTGGACTTAATAACCAAGTCAAGACACTTGCTAAGTCTTATCTCGGCTTATTTACTATTCAGCGTTTAGGGCGTTCTGGTTTCAACGCCGCTAAAGCGTTTGCTCAAGATGACAAAGCAGCCAGAGTATTAACACAGTCTTTAGATAACTTAGGCTTAGCCTTTGCAGATCCTTCAGTTAAGAACTTTATTGCCGATCTTGAGAAACAGTTCGGTATCCTCGATGACCAACTGCGCCCAGCGTTCCAGCGTTTATTAACTACTACAGGCGATGTTGCTAAAAGCCAGCAGTTACTCCGCACAGCGCTCGATCTTGCGGCGGCGAGCGGTGCTGATGTGGTTTCGGTGGCAGGCGATCTTTCCAAGGCTTATGTAGGTCAGACTAGATCCCTTGCCAAGTACGGCATCGGTTTAACTCAGGCTGAACTAAAGGCTATGTCCTTTGAGGAAGTCCAGACACGCATCAACGATCTATTCGGCGGACAGGCTCAAATTGCAGTAGATACCTATGCCGGATCTTTTTCTAAGTTAACTGTTGCTGTGGCTAATGCAAACGAGATTATTGGTAAGGGTTTAATAGACTCTCTATCTATTTTAGGCGGCGGCGGCACAGCAGGGTTTGACAACATCATCACAAAGATCGACAGTGCCTCAAATGCTATGGCTAGTTTTGCTAGAGGCACTGCCAGAGCCTTTAAGTTATTAGATACCATATTAAACCTTGAGTTTAATAAGATACCTTCGATATTCGCCTCACCTGCTTCAAAAGCAACAATTACTCCAGCGGTTCAAGCAGAATTAAGAAAAGCAGCAGCCGATAAAGCAGCGAAAAAGAACCGCGATGCTTTACTCAAGACAACTAAAGAGCAAACCAAAGCGATCAAAGAACAGACAGCCTTGCAGAAGGCTAACACTCTGTTCGATATCCAACAGACTCAGATTATTGCTGCACTTAAGGGTGACATCTCAGCCGAGGAACGCAAGCGCCTAGAACTTCAGTTAGCGATCCTTACCGGCAATACTTCAGAGGCTTCTAAACTTGCTGGAGAACTTGCCAAGTCTCAAGGACTATCACAGCAACTAGCTGCTTACCTTGCATCTATGCCAGATGCTAAAAACCCATTTACAGCATGGAAGTCTTATCTTGACATGATCGAAAGCCAAGTCGCTCGTATTGCCTCAGTCAATATGCAAGCAGTTCCGACTTCTATGGCAACAGGTTACGGCGTAACTGGTCAGCAATATTCATTGCCTAACGCTTCAACACAGACAAGCGCGGCAGGCGTTGATTTTACAGTTAATGTCAATGCTGGCTCAATTATTGCTCAAGAGAGTCTGCAAGATGTTCTGCGCGATACTCTGCTCGATGCTTCACTCTCGGCTAAGTTCGCAGCGATATTCCGTCAAGGCGGATCATTCGGCCCATGACTCTACCTGCTCAGATCGCTGTCTCGTTCGACTTTACTTCTGGCGCTACCTTCGGGTATCCCTTTACTATTGGCGATCCTGAGTATGGCAAGTTAGGCGTAGGCACACTAGCCTCGACTACTACTCCAGAACCTACAGTTGATCTGACTCCAAATGTTCGCCAGATAAGCATCAAGCGCGGGCGCAACATCATGCGCGATACCTTCGAGGCTGGCTCAGCAACCGTTAGAGTTATAGACCCAGACGGATCGTTTAACCCACAGAATGTTAACTCGCCTTACTTCGGCTTTCTAACTCCGCTACGCAAGTTGCGCATCTCAGCAACAGTCGGAGGAGTTGGATACTTCTTATTTTCTGGATATACGACAGACTATAAGTACACATACCCACAGGGGCAAGAGATAGGTTATGTCGATATTATTTGCTCTGATGCTTTTAGACTTATGCAACAGGCTGGGATTACTACAGTCGCAAGCGCAACCGCCGGGCAAGATACAGGCACACGCATAGGCAAGATCCTCGATCAAGTCTCATGGCCGACATCTATGCGCAACATCGACACAGGCAACACAACGTGTGTGGTAGATCCTGGCACTTCTCGCACAGCCCTTGATGCACTAAAGAACGCAGAGTTCTCAGAGCAGGGTGCGTTCTTTATCAACGATGAAGGCACAGCAGTATTCTTAAACCGCACCAATGTAATCAAGAAGTATGGCGATGCGCCCATCGTGTTTAATCAGACTAGCGGTATCCCTTACAGCAACCTTACCTTCGCCTTCGATGATAAGTTAATTATCAACAGCGCTGGCATGACTCGCGTGGGTGGCACTCAGCAGGTATCAGAGGACTCAGCCTCGATCGCCAAGTACTTTCCTCACCAGCTAAACGAGTCCAACCTAGTAGCGCAGACAGATGCAGACACTCTTAATATCGCCAAGATATATGTGGCAACTCGCAAAGAGACCACGATCCGCATAGATGCCATGACGGTCGATCTACTCGATCCAGATGTACCAACTGCGACCATGCTGGACTTCGATTACTTCCAACCCCTAGAGATTACTAACATTCAGCCAGATGGTTCAACGATCGTTAAGACACTACAAGCACAAGGCTTCTCATGGAACATCACGCCAAATGCCATGAGCGTAACTGTAACAACTCTCGAACCCATCGTAGAAGGCTTCATCGTTTCAAGCCCAATTTCGGGTATAATCGGCACTAGCATAATGGCGTATTAGGAGATATAAATGGCACTTGGCTTTCCGTCCTCGACTGGCGATGTTCTATCGGCTGGCATGTACAACGGTTTAGTAACCTTTACGCTAAACGACCAGACAGGCACAACTTACACCCCTGTCTTAAATGACCAGTATCAGGTGCTAGTAACGCGATCTAATGCCTCAGCTTCAACCATGACGATCCCTACCAACGCAAGCGTAGCCTTCCCAGTTGGCACAGTAATTACAGTACTAAACAAAGGCGTGGGCTTGGTCTCGATCTCTGGCGCTGTCGGAGTAACTATCCTTTCAGCCGGTGCAGTAGCCGCGATCCCTACTCTGGCACAATATAAGTCATGCGCGATTATGCAGACTTCTGCTAATAACTGGTATGTGGTTGGCGCTATCGCCTAATGATCGCTAATCAAATTGCTGGATTTCTAGGGGTTGCTGGCGCTGCTGTCGCTACCGATTATGAGTCTATCGCTACGGTAACGGTTGGAGCAGGTGGCGCAAGCAGCGTAGATTTTAACTCTATCTCTAGTGCTTACACTCACTTGCAGATTAGATACATCGCCAAAAACTCCAGCACCTCAGCAGGTGGCGCAGATTTCATGGTTACAGTTAACGGCGATACAACCAATACAAATTACTACAGCCATTATCTCTTTGGTAACGGTGCAACTCCAACGGCTGGCGCTTTACAAATCGGTGGTTACTACGGCTATCTTGGACAAATGGCAACCAACGCGACTGGACAAACTTCTATGTTTAGCGGCGGCGTTACAGACATCTTGGACTACAAAGACACAAATAAGAAAAAGACTTTACGCAGCCTTTTAGGCTTTGATCTAAACGGTTCAGGTCGTATCTATCTTACTTCTAATCTATGGAATAGCACTTCCGCAGTTACTTCCTTAAGTTTCTCTAGTCCTTCTGGCGGCACTTTTACTCAATACTCAACCTTCGCTCTGTATGGGATTAAATAATGCCAGCAACTTATGAACCAATAGCGACTTATACAGCCAACGGCAGCCAGAGCGTTATTACCTTCTCATCTATTCCACAGACTTACACAGACTTAATCGTGGTCTCTGATCTTAAATACTCAGTAGGCGATGGTTATGTTGCTTATATGCGCTTTAACTCCGATAGCGGCACTAACTACTCTTACACTCGCATAACCGGCAACGGCTCAGCCGCAGCATCATCTCGCCTATCTAGTATTAACTACGCTTTCGGCGGTTGGACAGGTACTAATAACACAGCCAATATTGTGCAGATTATGAACTACTCAAACACGACAACCAATAAGACTTCGCTAGTGCGCACGAATGTGGTTACTGATCGAGTAGCCGCTTATGTAAATCTCTGGCGCAGTACGGCCGCTATTACTAGCATCTCTTTTACACACGAAACGCCAGATAACTATGCAAGCGGCTCAACCTTTACCCTATACGGAATTAAGGCGGCATAATGGCTAACACTTATGTAAAGATAGCAACCGTTAATGTAGGCTTGCTTGGCGCTAGCACTATGGACTTTACTTCTATTCCTAGCACTTACACCGATTTAGTTCTAAAGATTAGCGGTAGAGCCGCAGCGGGAACTACAGATCAAACCTTTAACATCAGGTTTAATGGTTCATCTGCGGCTTCTTATTCGACCAGAAGGCTTTACGGTTCAGGCTCAGCCGCCGGTTCAGATAGCGACACTAGCGCAACTTCTATAAATATTTATTCAGTACCTAGTTCTGGCGCAACTGCTGCGACCTTTGGTAATGCTGAAATATATATTCCAAATTATACAGGAAGTACAAACAAATCAGTTTCAGTAGACTCAGTAACAGAGGATAACGCGACTCGCGCCCTAGCAACTTTAGCCGCTGGTCTTTGGTCAAACACCGCAGCGATTAACCAAGTCACAGTTTTAGTCAACGGCACTTCATTCGTTCAATACTCGACTGCAACGCTTTATGGCGTTCTAAAATCATAGGAGACAAAATGGCAGACACAAAGATAATCGTAAACTGCGAGACAGGCGAAGTCTCTGAGGTTGAACTAACAGCCGAGGAAATCAAGCAACGCGAGGCAGATGCGATCGCTTACGCTAAGGCGAAGGCAGATGAGGAACAAGCAGCAGCGGAGAAGGCTGAGGCTAAGGCTGCTATTGCAGAGCGCTTAGGACTTACACAAGATGAACTGGCACTACTACTGGCATGAAGCCAAAGTTATGCAAAGCAGGAGTTCAGCTTCGTGAGCAATTTGACGACTGCTTCGGCGACCGTGATCGTTCCGCGGACGGCTGGATCGGCGATAGTCGGCACTCAGCTCGTAAGTCTGACCATAATCCAGATGAGCAGGGCTGGGTTCGTGCCATTGACATTGACCGCGATTTATCCGGCAGACCTAAACCAGACCTCATGCCCGATGTGGCGGATCAACTTCGTCTGTTGGCAAAGTCTGATAAGCGCATCTCGTATCTCATCTTTGACGGCAAAATTGCAAGCGCCAAAAGCGCTTGGCGCTGGAGAACTTATACTGGGATTAACAAGCATAGGCATCATCTGCATGTCTCGTTTAGCGTCAAGGGTGATCACGACGGTTCGTTCTTTTTTACCCCGACTCTAGGAGGAACTCTATGAATATGAAAAACCCTTACCTACTCACAGCAGGAGCATTCCTATCTGCTTGGGCTGCATCTAACTTTGCAGCAGATTACCGCTCAATTCTGTGGGCTGTACTAGCTGGGGTCTTTGGATATGCGACACCTAAACGGTGAGTCCTCAGGATTACGCTGCTATTGCAGTAGCGATCGTAACGGTTCTGGGTGGTGTTACTGCGATGCTACAGTTCTTAGTCAAGCACTACCTCAATGAATTAAAGCCCAATAGTGGATCATCTATCAAAGATCAAGTTAATCGACTGGAAGCGCGTGTCGATACTATTATTGAACTATTAGGTAAGTAACACTTATCTCATGGCACGCAAGAAGGCTATCGACTTAGAGGCTTACTCTATGCTCGATCAGTACTGCATCGGGCTAAACGAGTATTACAAATCGCTTAGACGAGCAGGGTTCTCAACAGAGATGGCTCTGGCTATCTTGCTTGAACCTTTAACTTACCCGGCAACCATCCTGCCCACACCTAACTGGCTGCCACAACTTCCCGACTCGATCCCTTATGACGATGACGATGAGGATTAACCATGGCTATGCGCAGAACAGTAGTTGTGCCAGACCTTCAAGTACCTCTGCACGATGAAGTAGCGGTCAATAATGTTATCGCTTTTATTAAGGCTTACCGCCCCGATAGCGTACTTACTTTGGGAGATGAAGCAGACTTCACAGAAATCGGGCGTTGGAGCGAAGGAAAGCCGGGCTGGTACGAACAAACCCTAGCTGAGAACAGAGACATGACTGTCGACATTCTCTGGCGTTTAGGTGAGTACGCCAAGTCTCAGCATATGATTAGATCAAATCATACGGATAGATTATTTAATGTGATCATGAATAAGATCCCTGCTTTTATGTCCTTGCCAGAGTTAAAGTTTGAGAAGTTCATGAAGTTAGATGAGTTGGGTATTACCTACCATAAGAAGCCCTACGAGGTCGCTAAGCGCCTTATAGCGGTGCATGGGGACGAGGGTAGTGTGAAGCCCACACCAGGTCTCACAGCCCTTGAAAGCGCCCGTAGAGCGGGTATATCGACCATCTGTGGTCATACTCACAGAGCAGGGTTCTCACAGTTCTCAGAGTCCTCTGGTGGCAAGATCAGCCGCATCATCAGAGGCTATGAAGGCGGACACCTCATGGATACGCGTTTAGCGACTTATACGCGAGGGCAAATGAACTGGCAGCAGGCGTTTATTATCGTTGAGGAGGACTTTAAAGGGAGTCAAGTCAGCATAATTAACTTAGAAAAGGACGGCACTTTCGTAGTTGCCGGGCGGCGCTATGGACGATCTAGATAACGACATAAAGCGCACGATCGACGATGCCATGGACAACGGAGAATTGTTACCGTTTCGTTATCAACACACCGTCAGATAGTCAGATATTTATGCAACACTTATGCCAAGAAGGTGCGAAGGGCGCACTAGAAGGGCAGTAAATGAATATCTATGAAATCGGATTACTAATGTGTGGCTGGGTTACTAGCTGCGTTATGTTCTACACAATGGGCGTTAACACAGGCTACATCGAAGGTCGCAAGGCAGTTCGTAAGTTCTACGAGCAGCGCGATAAGGTGAGAGCATGATGGCGCGTGATTACCTCAACGAAGCAAGAGCAACGATCCAAGACCGAGGTCTCGACTACGGTCATCCATCAGACAATATGGCAAGAACTGCTGCCCTCTGGTCAAGTTATCTGGAGATGCCAATTACGGATTATCAAGTTGCGACTTGCATGGCACTCGTCAAAATAGCCCGCAGCATGGAGACGGCTAAGGTCGATACTTATGTCGATGCGGTCGCTTATCTGGCTATTGCCGGGCAACTACACACAGAGGAGAACGAACTCTATGTTTAATCTTGAGGATTACGAGACGGTCGAGGATCGCTTAACTAAGTTCTGGAAGGATTATCCTGATGGCAGAATATCTACTCAGATTATTGAACACACTTTGCAGCGCTTTATTATTCAGGCTGCTATCTATCGAACTGAGGTTGATGCACAGCCTTGGAGTACGGGCTTTGCAGAGGAAACCGTATCGACTAGAGGAGTCAATAGTACGAGCGCTCTTGAAAACTGCGAGACTTCTGCGATCGGTCGCGCTCTCGCCAATGCTGGCTATGCGAGCAAAGGAAAAAGACCTAGCCGCGAGGAGATGGTTAAAGTTAAGGCGGCAGAGCCTAAACCGTTTGCAGAGAAGTTAGCAGACAAGATCACAATGCCGGTCGAGGACGATCCTTGGTCAACTAAGGCAGTCGCACCTACGCCATCAGCTAGTGAAGCGGTTGCTCTAGTCCAAGATGTTCTTGGTGGCACTAAGGTTGATGAGGACATACCAACCTGCCAGCATGGCACTATGGCTTTTAGCGAAGGCGTGTCCAAGAAAAACAATAAGCCTTGGGCGCAGTTTAGATGCCAAAACCCTGCTGGTGGCTTCTTGGAGAAGTGCGAACCTGTCTGGTTAGAGATTAACAAAGACGGTAAATGGGTCAAGCAGAAGGCGAGAGGCTAATGAGCGGCCTACAGTTTATGAACCAAGACGGTGAATGGGAGAACTTCCCTACTGATGATGAACTGGCAGAAAAGGCTAAGCATCAAGAACTATTAAACTCACTTCAGGTGCGCATCATCTGCCATCTATGTAATGAGCCAGTACCACGCGAGGAATTGGCGTTCTACATCGCCGGTACGATCCTTACTTGGTCATGCAAGAAGTGCCACGCGGTTAATGTCTCAAAGTAGAAAACACAGAGGCTTTCGCACAGAGCGGGTGGTTGCAGAGTATCTGAGGCGCTGGTGGGAAGGTGCTTCAGTAGGTCGAGGTAATGGGCGCGACATTCTCAATGTTCCGTTCGACTGTGAGGTCAAAGCGCGCACAGGACTCGACATCAAGGGAACGCTCCGCCAGATCGAGGACAGAACAGCCAAAAGCGGCTTATTGGGGTTCGCTTGCTTTAGGCTTAATGGACAGGGTGAACAGGCTAGCGATTATGTAGCGATGCTTCGTTTATCTGATCTGGTGGGGCTTCTCCTAGCAGCAGGGTATGACAAGCGTAAAGATGTAATCGAGGATAAGGATATTAAGCGATGCAACCAATGTGGAGAATGGACTATTAATGATCCCTGTAATTGGTGTGAGGCTCAGTAATGCCTATCTATGAGTTTGAATGTACGAATGATCTATGCGAAGCCAACCTTCGCTATGAGAAGGAGTTAAAGATAAATGAACCACACGATGTTGAATGCGGGTTCTGTCATGAACCTATGCGCAAGATATATTCGTCCTTTGGCATTCAGTTTAAAGGCTCAGGCTTCTACAGTACGGATAAATAGATGAAAATAGGATCACTATGCACCGGCTACGGTGGGCTAGACATGGCTGTAGAAGCGTATTTCGGGGCTTACACAGTCTGGTGCGCCGAATACGATAAGTACGCATCTGAGTTAATCGAGGAGAATTTCGGTTACTTAAATCATGGCGATATAAGCAAGATCGACTGGTCTAGCGTTGAGCCAATAGACATTCTCACAGCTGGTTATCCATGCCAGCCATTTAGTCATGCAGGGCAACGAAAGGGAGTTAATGATGAAAGACATATCTGGCCGCATATTGTGGAAGCAATACGGAGTTTACGACCCAAGTTCATCGTCTTGGAGAATGTCCGAGGGCATCTCAGTCTTGGGTTCGACAGAGTTCTTGGAGACCTTACCGAATTGGGGTATGACGCACGATGGAAAATTGTACGCGCTAGCGATGTCGGCGCACCCCATCAAAGAGCCAGACTCTTTATTGTTGCCTACCCCAAGCACACAGACTGGTCGCATGACTGGCAGACACAGGAATTGGGGCGCGGATCTACTCCACGCGCTGACTTGCTCATGCAAGATCCGCCGGCACCATTGGACGGAAAGGTAGTCAACCTAAAGTTCATTGAATATATGATGGGCTTGGAGAAAGGTTGGGTATCAGAGTTCGACTTCCCAGCGCAAGAGTTATATAAGATCCTAGGGAATGGCGTAGTTCCACAACAGGCTTATTACGCGTTACAGCAATTACTCGATGTCGACACGCCGTCTGAGCAGGACTTATGTTAATGATAATTGACAGGTCTGGTACTCTATCGGCTAGAAGCCCTAAAGGCTTCAACTCGCGCCTGAAAGGCGTAGCGCGAGAGTTAGCCGTCGTTATTGGGATATCTCTATCTATGGCACTTATGCCTAGATCTGAGGCTTCAATAGTGCCTTTAAAAGTATTAGCCAATAAGCAGCTAAGTGATAAGCAATACAACTGCCATAATGAGATCGTATACAGAGAGTCTCGATGGGATCGTTTAGCAGTTAATGGATCACACCATGGTTACTATCAGATGCGTAGTAAGTCCATGCAGGGCAAGCCTTATGACTATCAGTTCTATATCTATTGGTATTATGTATCAAAGCGCTATGGTCTTGACTATGAGATCCCAGACTACTGTGCTGCACTACATCATCTAAAGACTAAGGGTTGGCAGTAATGGAATGTAAGTTATGCGCTGGCAAGTGTGAATGTAATGGCTAAGCGAGGAGATCCGAGGTTAAGCCGAGACTACAAAGCATTCAGGTTAAAGGTGCTAGCGCGTGACCAATGGTCATGCTTCTATTGCTCAGCACCGGCAACCACAGTCGATCACATCATTCCAATTAGCAAAGCACCTGACTTGGTGATCAACTATGAGAACGCAGTCGCTTGCTGTACCAGTTGCAATAGCAGCAAGGGCAGCCGTAATCAGGCCAATTTTTTAGGTAGGGTGCCTAC